CTTTTTAACTGTTAACTTAGATAAAGATCATAACCTAATTGATGAAAAAGCAGTCTATAAAAGCATTAAACAACCAGACCCAGAGATACCGGAAATCTATGAATTAGAATCTTCAGCTTTATATGATAATTTACCAATTAACCGCTATTTTACAGCGACTATAACCGGAACAGAAGGTAAATCTATCACATATGCACTAGCTAATATCAACAACACTATAGGAGTCGCAGTAGTCAACCATCACAAGATAACCACAACCACACTGCCGGCTTCTACGTTCAATTTGACATTTCCCGTTGCATGGCTAATTGAACTATCTAGAAATTTCCATAAAGCAGCAGAATTAAATTTAACAACCATGATGAGTTATTGGCAGGCATTCCAACAATCACACACTGAAGTCAAACCCGAAATGGCAAATCCTTTAATGGCAGGCGCTGCACAATTATTAAGAAACCAATTACAGTTAACATTACAACTATGTTCAACAACAATGATAAGTGAAATCAACAGTATGAAAGCAGGCAAATCCAAAATCATAACTACAACTAAGCAAGAAGCAAAACAAGCACTACATACGTATTCATTGATATTGTATTTCGTCCTGTTAGTCAACATGTTCTGGTATACTAAGATATCCGATTATGAAGAAAATGTAATTAATTACACCAGAAGAGTACTAACAGCCTTAGCCGGAGTTATATCTCCGGAAACCCCAGGATGGTTACTAATCTTTGAATTACTAGTTTGGTTGGCTTCACTCTTATGTCACTTAGCACCTATAATCATACAATGGCTATTATTAATCAAACTCGGATACCCTTACTACAAAAAATTGCAAGATTATTTAAATCAAATATCTACGCAACAAGTGGTTTACACAAAAGGAGTATTAGGGCAATTAGCACACGTCATGCATGAAGTGTTTTTACTTAGTCCAACAGTAGCTAGTATAGCAACATCAGGTAAGGTCGTTTACGTAATTATGTCAATTATGTATTATACTGGCAATTATCCAGCACTGCAGCTAGGCTATGCAGCACTTACATTCATGCTAATGATTTTAGGCGTAGTTTTAATATTAACGTTTATCCAGACAAAACACGGAGTTAATGTTATAGCATCAGCAACTTCCGGACTATTTTACTATGGCTTTGGCACAGCAAAGCAGGTGACTAGTTACGGATTATCCAG